GGCATGTATCTTCTATGGAATGCCTATCTTAGCGGAAAATAACAAACCTAGACTTTTGTATTATTTTAAACGTAGAGGATATAGGCATTTTTCTATTAATAGGCCTGACCGAGCCGCTACTAAGCTATCTGTCACAGAAAGAGAAATAGGTGGTATACCTAATTCAAGTGAAGATATAAAGCAAGCTCATGCCGCAGCTATTGAAACTTATATTGAAACATTTGTTGGAAATTTAGGTGAATCTTTTGGAGATATGTATTTTCAAAGAACATTAGAAGATTGGGCAAGATTTAATATAAATAATAGAACTTCTCATGATGCTTCTATTAGTTCAGGTCTAGCGTTAATGGCATGTAATCAGCATAGGTATATGCCACATGCAAAAATAGAAAAAGAAGCAGTAGTATTAAATTTTGCTAAATATGATAATAGTTCAGGAAAAAATTTATCAAAAATTATTAAAATAAATGATAACAACTAATTATAACAGTAGCTTTCCAAGTCAGGTAGTACCAGATGAAGAAAAGGCGTCGTTGGAATATGGAACGTTAGTAGGTAGAGCTATTGAGAATGAATGGTTTAGAAATACCAGAGGTGGTGGGGATAGATTCATCGTTAACTTTAATCAGTTTCATACACGTAGATTATACGCAAGAGGCGAACAACCTGTACAAAAATATAAAGATGAATTAGCTATTAATGGCGATTTATCTTATCTTAACTTAGATTGGAAGCCAGTTCCTATTATTTCTAAGTTTGTAGATATAGTGGTGAATGGAATGTCTCAAAGAAATTATGAAATAAAATCATATGCTCAAGATCCAGAATCACAAAAGAAAAGAACTACATATGCAGAAACTCTATTAAGAGATATGCAGGCCAGAGCCTTTATTGAACAAATTCAAAAAGATACTGGTCAAAATATGTTCCAGACTTCTAATCCGGAACAATTACCAGAAAATAAAGAAGAATTAAGTTTGCATATGCAATTAAGTTATAAGCAGAGTATAGAAATAGCAGAAGAAGAAGCTATCGCAAATGTACTAGCTAATAATAAATATCATGAAACTAAGAAAAGATTACTTTATGATTTAGTAGTTTTAGGGATTGCATGCTCTAAAACTAATTATAATACTTCTAATGGAATAACAGTAGATTACGTAGACCCTGCTAACCTAGTATATTCTTACACAGAAGATCCAAATTTTGAAGATATATATTATGTAGGAGAAGTTAAATCCATAAGTATTGCGGAATTAGCAAAACAATTTCCTCATTTGACTGTGGAAGAAATGGATAAAATTCAAAAATTCCCTGGCACACAAAATTATTTAAGAAACTGGAATGAAGATCCAGATATAATTCAATTACTATATTTTGAATATAAAACTTATTCAGAACAAGTATGGAAAATAAAACAAACTGATCAGGGGTTACAAAAATCTATTCAGAAAACAGATTTCTTTAAACCACCACCAAGTGATAAGTTTGATAAAGTAAGTAGAAAAATTGAAGTATTGTATTCTGGAGTTAAAGTATTAGGGATTGATAATATGATTGAATGGAAGATGTCTGAAAATATGACTCGTCCTGCTGCTGATACTACTAAGTGTAGAATGAATTATGTTATTACAGCCCCACGTCTCTATAGAGGGCGTGTAGAGTCTATAGTTGGAAAAGTAACAGGTTTTGCTGATATGATTCAATTAACTCATTTAAAGCTGCAACAAGTAATATCACGTATGGTTCCCGATGGAGTGTTTGTAGATGTTGATGGATTAGCCGAAGTAGATTTAGGCAATGGTACTAATTATAATCCACAGGAAGCATTAAACATGTACTTCCAAACTGGTAGTATAGTTGGTAGATCTCAGACTCAAGATGGGGATCCTAATAGAGGAATGGTTCCTATTCAAGAATTGCAAACCTCTGCGTCTCAAGCCAAAATTTCATCTTTAATTAGTACTTATCAATATTACTTACAAATGATAAGAGATGTGACCGGATTGAATGAAGCTAGAGATGCAAGTAATCCAGATCAATATGCTTTAGTAGGATTACAAAAATTAGCAGCTGCCGCATCTAATGTAGCTACTCGTCATATTTTACAAGCTATGCTATATATGAGTGTAAGAATCGCTGAAAATATTTCTTTGCGTATTGCTGACGTATTAGATTACGCATTAACCGCAGAGTCTTTAGTAAATGCAGTAAATAGATTTAATATGGGATCTTTAGAAGAAATGAAGAACTTAAATCTATTTGACTTTGGAATTTATTTAGAATTAGAACCAGACGAAGAAGAAAAAGCTGTATTAGAGAATAATATCCAAATGGCTCTTCAACAGCAAAGTATTAATTTAGAAGATGCAATTGATATTAGGCAAGTTAAAAATTTAAAGTTAGCTAATCAATTACTTAAATTAAAACGTAAGCAAAAGCAACAACAAGATCAACAGGCCCAACAAGCTAATATACAGGCGCAGGCGCAAGCCAATGCACAAGCAACAGAACAGTCAGCAATGTATGAAGTTCAAAAGCAAGAAGCATTAGCACAAAAAGAATTGCAAATAAAGCAAGGAGAATCTCAATTAGAAATTCAAAAATTAGAAAGAGAAGCAGCTATCAAGAAAGAGTTAATGGAAATAGAATTCCAATACCAAATGAAATTAGCTGGTATGCAAAGAGATAATGAAAAAGCTAAAGAAGAGTATATTGAAGATAGAAAAGATAAGCGTACAAAAATTCAGGCTACGCAACAAAGTGAAATGATTTCACAACGTCAAAATGATTTATTACCTAAGAATTTTGAATCAGAGAATGATGGATTATCAGGATTAAATTTAGAACAATTTATGCCTAGATAATTATTTTATTAATTTTATAATATTTTATTATGTCAAAGACAAAAAAAGAGGCAACCAAAGTAAAGGTACCTAAAAAAGCACTTAGTGCAGAACCGGAAATAACTAAAGTAGATTTATCTCAACCGCCGGTTAAAAAAGAAGAAGTTAAAAAAGAAGTTAAATCAGAGGTCATAGACCCAGTAGAAAAAGTTAAAGATGCCATTCAAAAGTCGAAGTCAGTTGATATGGATGCTCATAAACCGTCCGAAGATGTTCAAAAAGTGGAGATCAGAGACGTCGAGTCAACAATTGAAAAACCTACCCCACAAAACGAAACAAACAAAGAAGAAAAGGTAGAATCAAAACCTATACTAGAAGAAATTAAAGTAGAGGAAAAGGCACCTAAAACTGAACCTACTAAACCTAAACAAAATATACCTCAAAGAGTATTGCCAGAAAATGTTGAAAAACTTGTAGCCTTTATGGAAGAAACTGGTGGTAATGTTGAGGATTATGTAAGACTCAATGCGGATTATAGCAATATTAATGATGATTTATTATTAAAAGAGTATTACACTAAAACAAAACCTCATTTAAATACTGAAGAAGTTAATTTCATTATGGAAGAAAACTTTAAAGTAGACAGTGAGCTGGATGAAGAGCGAGACATCAAGAAAAAAAATCTTGCTAAAAAAGAAGAGATTGCAAAAGCAAAGAACTTCCTAGAAGATCTGAAGGTTAAATATTACGACGAAATCAAGTTGAGACCCGGCGTTACCCAAGAACAACAGAAGGCAATGGACTTTTTCAATCGCTATCAGGAGAATCAAGAAATAGCACAAGAGCAACATAGTAGATTCATTAATGAAACTAAAACTATTTTATCTGACAAATTTGAAGGTTTCGAATATAATGTCGGAGATAAAAGATTTAGATATAGAGTGAAGAACCCTATGGAGCTAGCTGAGAACCAAAAGGACATTAGCGCTTTCGCACAAAAGTTCTTGGATAAGGAAGGCAATGTAATAGACGCCTTAGGTTATCACAAAGCTATTTATTCTGCAACTAATTCTGATCAAATTGCACAGCATTTCTATGAGCAAGGCAAAGCCGATGCGACTAGAGATATAAGTGCGGCTTCTAAAAATATTAATACTTCGAGAGATACCTCTCCAAATGTTGATGTTGGTGGAACAAAATTTAGAGTTATTAGTGGTGATGATTCTTCTAAACTTAGAATAAAAACACGTAAATTTTAACAATTAAAAATTAATTTGAAATGGGAGTATTAAATCCACAATTTGGTAGTATCACCCC